TAACAAAGCATGCCCGTCGTTCGACGCAACACAGGAATATAAGAGTATATGAGTAACAGTTAGATTTTTATTGTAGTTTTCATTTAGATTTAGTGTTTAATTAGAGTTTGTTATTAGTTAATGATTGATTAGAGATGATTTCTCTCTTTCTCATTTGAGTATCGGGGCGACGGCGGTCGCCCCTTTTTAGACTCTCCCCCGACCCCTCCCTGTGAGGGAGGGGAGATGACACCCGTTTTTTTATAGCATTTTCGTGAGGTCACGAAAATGGTAAACCTTAAAGCATACTTCTACCGAAAGGTAGAAATAAATGACAAAGTATGAAATTTCTAACATTGGAACAGATTAAGCAGCAACTGCGTCTCGACGACGAGCAGGCGACAGCCGAGCAGAGCATCTTGGAGATGTACGCTGCGAGTGCCGAAGACACGGTGCTCAATATCATCAGGCGGTCGTATGATGACGTGCTGGAGACATTCGGTGCTGTGCCGACTCCCATTGCGCACGCCGCACTGATGCTCACGGACACATGGTATCAGCACCGTGCGCCCATCACCCCTGGCAGCGTGGCACAAGTGCCCTACACCTACGACTTGCTATTGAAGCCGTATATGAGACTCAGCGGCGACGAATACGATAATAACAATAATCAAGGATATGGCAGACATTGCAATCTTTAGAATCAATTACAAGTCGGACTTCATTCTGACTTTGCAAAGCGATGCAGGCTGGGCGACACCTTTCTGCATCAAGTTCTGGACGGGCATCCCTTCTTTGGCATACTTTGCCGGATGGGACGGCACCACCTACACACATTGCGCTCCTGTGGAGGGAGACCCCACCAAATTGAGCGTGCAGTTTGACGACCATCATCTGCCTATCGGCGACTTGAAGTTCCAGATAGGCTATCACTTTACCGTGGCAGACTTCCCGACAACGGTGGAAGACGAAGTGATTAACCAGGCGGCAGTCATTATAGACAATGATGGCACAGAGATGCAAGTGATGCTCGACTTCAGCGGAGAGACAGCACCTGAAATCATGTTCGCTCTGCCCGCCTACGCCGCCGAACAAGCGCGACAGGAGGCAGAGGCGGAGCGTCAGCGCGAGTTTTCTGAAATGATGCAACAGGCAGACACGGCAATCGAGGATGCTGAAAACGTGGATGCGGAACTGAGTGGCAGCGTGTTGACAGTCACTAACCGAAACGGCGAAAGCAAGAACGTGGACACAACGGGACCGCAGGGGCCGAAGGGTGACACAGGACCGCAAGGCCCGAAGGGTGACACGGGCGCAACGGGACCGCAAGGCCCGAAGGGCGACACAGGTGCAACGGGACCGCAAGGTCCGAAGGGTGACACGGGACCGCAAGGCCCGAAGGGCGACACAGGTGCAACGGGACCGCAAGGTCCGAAGGGTGACACGGGTGCAACGGGACCGCAGGGGCTTGCTGGCCAAGTCGCCGTCGGCACGACTACCACAGGAGCAGCTGGCACGAATGCCGCAGTGACTAACACCGGGACACCGGCCAGCGCAGTTCTCAACTTCACGATCCCGACAGGATGCTATACCATTGTGCAGCAGACGGCGGCAACAGCCACCATTGCTCCTCAGACACTCAACATCTGGGGAGAAATGGCATCTCTCGACATCACACTTGGAAGTCCAGCAAATGCCGATATGATGAACGAATATATATTTATGTTTGATAGCGGTGCAACGCCAACGGTGCTGACTCTGCCGTCCAGCGTGAAATTTACTTCTGCGGTGACCGTCGAGGCGAACATGCACTATGAGTGCAATATTGTGTACAATAGCAATGATGATGCTTATTATGGCATTATAGTGGGTTGGGCGAGAGAATAAGGAAAGGAGGATAATATGAGCATGAAAATTTATTCAAGGAGGCAGTTGATGTCCTTTAAACCTTATGATGCGGAGGTGGAGTATTTGGAGAGTACGGGAACACAATGGATAAACACCAGAATCGTTCCAACTCTTAATACAAAAGTTGTTGTAAAAGTTGCATTTACCCGACGGACTTATACAGGCTACTATGGTGTAAGAGACGGGGACTTTCTGCGTTTTACTTGCACCACTTTCAGTAATGGATCTTCTTTTGTTTTTTCGATGAACTATGATGCTTGGCCAACAAATAGAGCATCTTGTTCACTTAATACTCCGTTTGTGCTTATGGCAAAAAACGGCCAGTATTCTATCAATAACAACACTTATTCATCAGCGGTTGTTACAAATAAAATTTTTAATAGTACCTTTTTGCTTTTTAGATATTTTGGTGGCTCTTCTTATGAAAATAGTTACATGAGGTTATATTTCATTGAGTTCTACGAAAATGATATACTAACACATTCCTTTATCCCTGTGCGCAAGAGCACTACTGGCTATCTCTACGACAAAGTAAGCGGTAAACTCTTTGGCAACGCAGGTACAGGAAACTTTATACTTGGTCCCGACAAATAAAAATAAGATATGAAACAGTACAAAAGAACAATCAACGGTGTAACGGAGTATTTCCGTGAACCACTTATCTATGACGGAAAGCAAATATGGAATCCGTCAGAGGAACAAATCAAGGCAGCAGGTTGGGAGGAGTACACTCCCGAAGAGACTGCGAGTGAGGAATATGTGCCTACCTATGAGGAGAAGGTGGTAGAACTCATCAGAGAGAAATACTCTATTGATGATGAAATCGCCATACTTCGCCAGAAGGACACCAAGCAAGAGGAATACCAAGCATGGTATGACTACTGCGAGGCGTGCAAGGCGCAAGCAAAGGAAAATGTTTAACTTAAAATTACAGAGTTATGATTAGGGCAGACAAGGTTGCTCACTTCGTTGTGAGCTTGGTTTTGACATTAGTCCTTGCAATTGTCGTAAAGAGCATTGAGGGCACCGCTGTTAGTGGTGTTCTTTGCGGAATATATGCTGCGATTGCGACAATGTGCGTCGGTGTCGGCAAAGAGATATGGGACAAGTTCAGAGGAACTGGTTTCGATATATATGACCTCGCTGCTGACGCTCTTGGATGTCTTGTCGCTGTTGCGTTTTCGATGTTTATGTAGGAGGTAAACCTTGTTTTTAAAAATCCTTGAAAATAAATGGCATACTCAACAGGCATACTCAGAAATCGCGTGACCATCCTTAACAGGACGGAGGCACAGCAGGGGCGGTTCGGACTCGACTCTTCAGGCGTTGAGTTCGAGACCGCCGGCACGGTGTGGGCAGAGGTGACATGGGTGCGAGGCAAACAAGCCATGAACGTGGGTGCTCTGGACGTGTACGGGGTAATCATGGTGCGCATGCGGTGGAACTCCATAGTGAACGACCGCTCGCGCGTCATGTACGAAGGCAAGACCTACCAGATACTCGGCGACACCTTCCACGCCCAGCGACAGGACAACACCATCCAGTTTCATGCGCAATTAATCGTGAAAGAATAAAAAACAAGATATATGGATAATTTCTTCAAGAACATGTTCCGCAAGCGCGAGGCGGTGCCACAATCAACAGCACCGGCGGCGAGCAGTCAGACGGTGGCGACGACGGCGACCTACGAGGAGAAGATTGTGCGTGTGCGTAACCCGCAACTCGCGCTGACAGTCTCGGCGGTATATCGTGCCGTTGAACTGAGAGCAAAGACCGAGGCACAGTTTGCCATTCAATATCAAAAGATGAACGCCGAGGGCGGCAACTTCGTGCCCGACATGTGGGGTCCGGGACGTAACATCAACTATCTGTTGCAAGTGCAGCCCAATCCTATCAGCAGTGCGGCATCACTCATCGAGCAGGTGGTAATCCGCCGACTGCTGCTGGGCAACGCCTTCGTCTATATCGAGCGGGATGAGTGGAAAGACCCTGCGGCCCTGTGGCTGGCCGAATGTGGCGGCTATAATGAAATCACCGGTACTTATGCGCTTACCTACCTGAACGAGCGCGGCGTGAAGTTCAAAGTGGACGCACCGCGTGAAGACGTGCTCCACTTTCCTAACACCTTCCGCTATTACGACGGCTTCTGGGGCATCTCGACAATTCAGTATGCCGCCGACACGCTGTCGCTCATCAAGACCGAGAGCAACCAGTCGTTGGAGACAGCCGCCAAGGGTGGCCGCGTGAAACTTATCGTCGGCGAGGAGAAGCCGTCGCAGGGTGCCGGTACGGTGGCTTGGGGCATGATGAATAAGGGCGAGATAGACAAGTATGCCAAGGAACTGAATGACCGCGTGTATGAACAAGACATCATCGGCATCCGTGGACTCGACGCACTTCACAACATCAGCATGACCAGCCAGGACATGCAACTCATGGAGCACATGAACATGGGACTTGACGACGTTGCCCGCTACTTCGGTACACCACGACCGATGCTCATGCTCGACACTAACTCGCACTATACCACCTACACCAACGCCACACTGGAATACTTGCAGCGCACCGTGCAGCCTGACGTGACCGAGATGGAGCAAGAGATGAACCGCAAGTTGTTG